TTTGCGGAGAACAAAAGAACTTATTACATTCTTACTATCGTGTTCGTAAGAATGTAAAACTTCCATCATCTTATTCGTATGAGTGTAAAGAGTGTACGATCAAACGAATAATAGAACGCAGAAAGAAGACTAAAACTTTTCCAGAATGGACATATCCAGATTGGTAATGTATAATATCCGTATATAAAAAAATAATAAAGTTATGAGTGGGGATCCAGGTAAAGACCAACCGAATATTTTTTATACAAAAGTGCCTCTTAATAAAGCACATGATACTCTCTTACTTCAAGGTAAAGTAAAAAGTGTTTATGAGATTGCAGATGAACCTGGAAAAGTTTATGTCCATTTTCATGATAAGGTGACTGCTGGTAATGGTAGACTTGTAGAGTTTCCAGAAGAGAAGGGTAAAGTATGTTGTCTTATTTCAGCACTTCTTTTTGAACATATAGAAAAGCAAGGAGTTAGGACTCACTATATTGATTGTCCATCCCTTGACACATTGCTTTGTAAGAAGTTGACAATCATTCCTGTAGAAGTTATTGTTAGAAACATAGCAGCAGGTTCTATCGTTAAGAATACCAACATCTCTGAGGGTACATTTATTCAACCTCCTATCGTTGAGTATTTCTTAAAGGATGATGCTAAGGATGATCCTTTACTTACATATGATCGTGTAAGACTAATGGGTATTGATCCTGAACCTATGAAGGAACAAGCTTTGCTTGTTAACTACGAGTTACAATCCTTATTTACCCTTATGGGTATTGATCTTGTTGATTTTAAATTGGAGTTTGGTTACGATGCTCACGGGGATCTATTCTTGGCTGATGAACTATCACCTGACAACATGCGACTCTGGAAAAAAGGAACTAAAGAGAGATTTGATAAAGACCTCTTTAGAAAAGATGAAGGAGACATCGTTGAAGCATACAAATATATACTACAAGGACTTAGAAAATTTACCTAAGGAGATTCCCATGCACGGATCATTAGACCCAGAAGAACATGTTTGGCAACAAACCAAACCAACAGATCTTTGGGATGATATGGCAAGACTCAATGCTTTATATGAAGAATTGTGTTGGGACCATAACGACATCCTTGATTTCACCATAGAAGGTGATAGGATTATCATCAAAAATAAAACTAGAAATAGTTAATTTATTAAATACATTCTTTAAGATCTACTATGAAAATATTTTTAGACACTGCTGATGTAGGTGCTATTAGTTCTGGGTGGAAGACAGGTTTAATTGATGGTATCACTACTAATCCTACACTCATTAGGAAGAGTGGTAGAAACCATGAGGATGTGTATCAGGAGATCAAAGATATAGGTCTGACTGATATTAGTATGGAGGTAATTGGTAGCAAAGAAAATATGATCTCTGAAGGAAAGAGATTACATAAGAAGTTTGGTAAGGTTGCTACCATTAAAGTCCCTTGTACACCAGACGGTCTACGTGCCTGTAAGGAACTTTCTGACTCTGGTATAAGGGTTAACGTCACTTTGATCTTTAGTCCCTCTCAGGCGATCCTGGCCGCTAAGGCAGGAGCAGCATATGTTTCACCATTTGTAGGTAGAGTAGATGATAATTCCTTTGGTGGGTTATGTCTTATAAAAGATATTGCTAATGTATATGCTAAACAGAATTGGGATACTACTGAAATCTTAGGTGCTTCTATTCGAGGAGTGAGAGATGTTGGTAGAGCATTTGAATATGGTGCTAACATTTGTACCATACCACCAGGAGTATTTGAAGGTATGTACAAACACATTCTTACAGAGAAAGGTCTACAACTTTTTGATCAAGATTACGCAGAAGCCATTAAAGTTTTGGAGGAAGGAAAGTGACACTGAGAAACTTTACAGTCTTTTCTAAGGATGGTTGCCCTTACTGTTCTAAGATACAAGAAGTCCTTAAGTTAGCTGGTTTAAATTATGTAACTTATAAATTAGGTAAGGACTTTGACAAAAAGAGTTTCTATGGTGAGTTTGGGGAAGGATCGACATTCCCCCAAGTAACAATGAATGGTCAGAAACTTGGAGGTTGTACTGATACAGTCCAGTATTTACAGGAGCAACAACTGGTCTAATGCTATGTCGAATAATTTCGAGGAAGTATATTATGTTCTAGAGGAGTCTTTAGAACTTGCTTTCAAGGGTCAATTTGTGGTAAAATTGTATGAATATTTTCAGTCAAGAGGAGTAACTAAAGCAGAAGCAGATCAATTTCTTAAGAGTTCTACTGCTCACGAGATTGCTGAAGTTGTTACCGAACTTACTGAATATATTAAGGGGGGTATGGACAATGACCACAAACAATTACGAGAGGCCTATCATCACATACCTAAACCACAAGCAAGAAAGATAAGAGATTATCTTGCTTGCCTTCTTGAAGACGCAGTTCAGTATAGTAATGACAAACGAAGAGGCCGCAAACGACGATCTAAATAAAGACAACACTGAAATCAATAAAGGTGTTGAGTTACTATTAAGAAACAGGAGGAAGAAACCGAGACCAAAATCATTTCAGGTAGAGTTTTCTTTTTTTAAATGGGAGATAACTTTTTACTTGGATGTTAAAAAAAAGTAAAAATTATCTGGGGGTATTATGGAAACTACCATAGTAACGTTAACATTAACGACAATTGTGTCGCTCCTTGCACTTCTAGTAGGAGGTATGATAGGATGGTTAGCAAGACAACATTCATATGAAACAACACCTCAGATAGTGTACACTCATCCAGAAATGTTTGATGAGAATGGTAATTTAACACCTGATGAAATTGTAGCAGTACGCTTTGAAAACAATTATGACACCAACGACGACGAAGAAGACGACGACTAGGAAAAAACCTGCCGTCAAGAGAGTTAAACTCCCACCCAATCCTTTTATTCATGAGATTCTTGATCTTGTAAGTGAACAAAGGACAAAGGCAAAGCGGGTTGAAATTCTTAAAGAGTATCGTGATGATTCATTAACTGCGATTCTTATTTGGAATTTTGATGAGAGAGTTCAATCTGCAGTTCCAGAAGGACAGGTTCCTTACAAAGAGAATGAAGTACCAGTAGGAACAGATCATACTTCTTTACGTAGAGAGTGGAAGACGCTGTATCATTTCATTAAAGGTGGTAATGATTCTCTTAGTAGTCTTCGTAGAGAGTCTATGTTTATTCAGTTACTTGAAGGACTTCATCCAAAGGAAGCACAAATTATTTGCCTTGTGAAGGATAAGGAGTTAGAATCTGTGTATCCAAAGGTTACGTTTGATATAGTAAGAGAAGCGTTTCCTGATATTGTTTGGGGTAGGTACAGAGGATCATGACAGAAGAAGTAAAAGAAGAAAAGAAAGTATTAGAGAAACCAAAGAAATCTATTTGGTCAGCTGAAGAACGGAAGAACATTTCTTCTAACTATGGTTGTCAGTTATTGGTAGATGATGCTAATGAAGAGCAGGTTCGGGAAAGAAAACTTCCAACTGATACTATGATAGTATCCTATAAGACTGAGGGTAAGGTTCATAGGGATCTTGTTCGTGGTTCAAAGGTTAATATCTTTGATCTTTATTATGATAAATTTGGTAAGGGTGCTCTTCAAAAAATAGATTATGGTCATGGTACTATTAACCCAGGACAGTGGGGATATAAAGCCCCTGAAAAAAAGAAGAGGAGAAAGGGATGAGTGACGAACTACTGAGAGCACAGATTGATGCTATCATTAGAGATGAAGTTCAAGATGTCATTAACGATTATGTTGATGATAAGGAGAAGGTTGTTACTCCAGAGGGTTTCAGTGGGTTCGTTGCTAAAGAAGATAAGGAAAAGGAGTTAAAGGTTAATGTGCCTAAAGATGAAGTTGATAAATTGATTAAAGAATATAAGAAACTCAAGAGGAAAGAAAAGTCTAACTTCAGTCAGATAAAAAAACTTGGTTTAGTTGATAAGAATGGGAGGCCTTTATGAGTAAACCAGTACCAGGTAGTTACATAGACACTCAGGGTATGGGTGCTCCAATGTCTCCTGAAGATGCAAAGAAAGCACAGAAGCAGGAATATAAACCTGCTACTGTTAAACCTAGAAGAATTCTTACTCCTACGGATGTGATGGAGTTAAAGATTCTTATTCATGAAGTATTGGATGAGAGAGAAGGTAAGTTTAATTATACATCTTATTTTGAAACTGAAAAGTTTAAGCATACTGTAGTAGAGGATGAACCAGAATATACACCACATTATAAACCCGCATATTATCAATGAAAATTACTCAAAAAATTATTGATGACCTAGAGAAGGCATTGGATATGCGTAAGAAGAATGGAGATCCTGTATGGGATGATGGTGATGAGATTGACGTGTGTGTTGGTGGTACGTTTGCTGCTGACAAATTTATTAGTCTGATAAACAGAACCAAGAACCCTGTAGTTTCTGCAGCACCTCATCCTAATTATGATTATGAGAAAGGTAAGTGGAAGGAAGGGTACGAGAGATGAGACTTGGCGTAATGTGTTCTGGAAATGGTACAAATTTTGAGAACATAGTGCGTACTTGTAGAGAGGATGAAGTTGTGTTAATGATTCACAACAAAGAGAAGTGTGGAGCAGCAAAGAGAGCAGACAAATTAGGAATCCCCCATTGTCATATTAGTCATAAGAAAGAAGATCAGATGATTCAGTTGTTTGATGCTTGGCGTGTTGATCTTATTATTCTTGCAGGATATATGAGAGTCCTTAAGAATCCTTCTGGATTTCATTGTCCTATAATTAATGTACATCCATCATTACTTCCAAAGTATAAAGGATTGAATGTAGTGGAGAGAGCAATGGAAG